ATCTTCTGCGGGTTCGTGACAATGATTGTTGTGTCAACCGGTATCATTTCGAGCGTGTCAACCGCGCGTGAGAGCAGCGTCATCGACTCGCCAACGGGTAGAAGTTCCTTGAACACGCCGCCGAATCGTTTTGCTGCGCCAGCCGCCGGGATGATTCCGACTCTATTCGATGCCATGTTTCTCCTTGAGGTAGTTCATCAAACTATTAAGCAGTTCCGTTTTTTTCTCTTTGAAGTCAGCCCGCGCCTGCTCTTTGTCCATGTAAAGATGCTCAATTCCCCACTCGTCACGATCAAACTCTATCAGGGGTATTCCCTCTTTAGCGGCTCTTATGCAGTAATCAATGTCCTCGAAATACATCGGGGTAAACGCTTCGTCAAACTTGCCTATTTTATGCCACACCTCACGGCTGATTAACATGCACCAACTGGAAAGATAATCAGGTTTCGATTTCAGCAGTTCGTGGCCTGTCCATTTTTTGAATCCATAGAGCGTGGACGTGGCAAGCGATTCAACCCTTTTTGTAAAGGCTTTATGCACCCTCACATCGTTGTTCATTACAACGTACCAATCTGAATCCCCTGCCCGGTCAATACCCCAATTCAACGCTTCTGCATAACCAAGTCTCTTGTCAGTCCTGTGGATATGCTCACCTTTCGGGTAGGGAGTAGCACTTGCGTTATCCACAACAACGATGTTTGCATCCGGCTCGTGAGTCCAAATATCCGCTATCAACGGGCGCGTGTAGCGTTCCCAGTCGTCAATGCCAACGATAATCACGCTAAGCATCCCGCGCCTCCATGAGGTCTTGATTGTTCGCCGCCCACTTTTGCCACGTCGCGCCGTCAATAATGGCGGGGGTGATATGAGGACTTGTCACGGTAACATCCACCCACATCTTGATTCCGTGCTGTACACACAGTTTGTTGAACCCAATGTCTTCACCAGGCCACGCGTCACGCCACGCTTGCGAGTAATCATTGACGAACCAGGGCGGCGGGATTGTCTCTAACACTTCACGCGCTATCAAAATGGATCCCGTGCCTAACCGGTCAACCTCTAATATCTCGTCGTCTTTTTCCCATGCGATTGTGTACATCGATCCATCGTCACCGATCTTGTACGCGCACGGGTCATAAGGTTCTGACCGCCTGAAATTTAATCCGCCCACGACTTGATACTTCTTCGGGTCTTTCAATACCCACCGCGCCAGCCGTTGAATAATGTCGTGCGGGTGAACGTGGTCAATGTCAAGCATCAACAAATGCGTGAAGTCTGTTTTCAGCAACTCCATGCTTGCCCGGTTGCGCGCCAGGTCAGTTCGCATATACGGCATATTCAGGATGACCGGCCCCTGCGCGGCGATCTGCACAATAGATGGGAATACCAGGTCGGCGTAACTGATTGTTCGCTCCAGAAGGAACGCAACCAGTATTCGGGGGAACGCCCAACTCATAATCGGGTACTGCTCTAATACGTTCTTTTTCTCGACCATCTTCTCCTTAGGTGATTACCGTCTGAATTTTTATATCCCTCACGGTGTACCTGAATCCAACCGTGTCAATCCCTGCATAATTCATAGCAATAAGACCCGTGCTGGTAATGTTGCCAAACGTCGATACCGTGTTATTGAGTTTCGTGTCAAACAGGTCATCGAACAGTTTTATAGGGATGTCATCGTAGAGCGCCACGATCCTTTTATGCGCCTGCGGGAGGGTGTTTCTAGGCGTATGGATTTCGATGACCACGTTATACAGTGCGGTCATGTAGCCGGATGGAAGTCCAGAGATGAACTCCGATTCGCCAGGGTACATCACGACCCAATTCTCTACCGTCGGCAGGGCTTCCGGCAGGTACTGGTCAGCGCCCTTGATTCCGGTGATGCCCTCAATGACTGTCTGCATTCTCGCGATTGCGTCTTGTATCGCCATTACACCCGCCTCACATACGGTGAAAGTAGCATCTTCACGTCAGGGTCAAGGTCTGGGATGGTCATGCTTTGCTGCATCTCACCACCAGCGATTACCCCGAACGGCGCGTCTTTACGCTTGAACAGCCGGATTGCCTGAATCTTGCACGCCTCACTCACCGGCTTCGGGGTGACCGCGCTGAATCCAAACGAGCCGACGATCTGCACCGCGCGTTTCACGCCAAGAGGGAAGCTGTGACTGCCATACCCGCTTGCTTCGATCCACGTGTAGGGGCGTCCATTCTCCCCCGCGTTGAACGGCATGAGGTGGTAATCAGATGCGCTCCATGTCGTTTCAAACGTGCCGTCGTTGTCATCGTCGGTCTTGAGGCTGGCCACGCTGATTATGTCATCGGTGTAAATCGCGTCAATGGAAATCGGAGCGTAGTATCTGGTATCGGTCTCCGCGTAGAACCTGCGCCCGGTGTGATTGTCTATCATCCTGCTAACGGATTCGATTGTTGCCTCAAGGTAGAAGTCGTCATCCCTTTCATCGACGGGAATACCGAGCGCGGTCTTTACCGTTAGAAGTGTCGTATATCCGTTAGTGATGGTCATTTATTTCACCTTGATACCCTTCGCGTGCACTGGCTTTTCCACGACCTTGACGGCTGGTTTCAAGAGTTCGGCATATCCACCGCGTAGGAAGTTATCCAGCGCGTCAGGGTCTGTCAGTTCAACCTCTTGACCTTCCTTGAATCGGATTGACTTGCCGTCCACCAGTCCGTTGAAGTTCTGCAAAATTCGTATCTTCATGATTATCCTTTGCCCCGGCAGTCACCCACCGGGGCTTTGATTCGATTAGGTTCTGAAAGTCACTTCCATTCTGGGGAGGGTTGCCCCTCCCCTTATTTGCCTAACGGTTAGGCCATCGAGCCAATTGCAAATGCTTCGGACTGCAACACGACTCCACCATGCCGGAACACAGCCAGCAAGCCAACCTGGCGGTTACCAGCGTACAACTCATTCAAGCGCCGGATCGTTAACCCCTTGCGCTCTACGAGGGCGTACATGCTCCAATCACCGAATACGATTGCCTTGTTTTTGGTGGCGGTGTACTTCGGCATGTAGGTCGAGGTAAACGCCCTCTTACCCATGACCGATTCCTCGTTGATCTCGTGCGCACCAAAGGTAAACACGCTTGAGGATGCCAGCCCGCGTAACATTCCGAGGGTGTCATCATTCATTGCCCATACGGCGTTGTCACGGTACTGACCGGCTAACTTGTGGTACAGTTCCGGGATTTCGGCTGCGGCAATGCTGTTGGTGTCGTCAAAGGTCAAGGCAGCGGTTCCACCAACGGTCACGCCCTGCGGCGCGGTTGTGCCTGTACCGATGAGCGCGTTGCGATTCTCTGTCATGGCCATCCAGCGACCAAAGGAGTTCGCCAGGAACTGGTTGAGGTTCGCGGCTGAATCTTCCAAGAGGTCTTCGGACACTTTCACCAACTTAGTGAAATCGAACACGGTGGCGGTTGCCTGACCGATGGTCGGTTCATCTTCGTTAACGGCGGCCATGTCATGAGCGGACTGTGCAAAGTAGGTCTGCGAGGTCGCCTCAATCGGGATGTTCAAAACGTCACGTGAGGTTTGCAGGATGGTAGCGCCAGCCCGGCGCGGGATGGACAGCTCATTGCGCTTTTCGATGATTCCAGCAAAGAAATCATCCGGCACAAGATACCCGCCGACTCCGGCAGTATCCTCGCCCATTGCGGCTTTCAAGCCCTTGACGCGCTCGCCGGTGCGCAGGTAGTGCATGAATGCGCGATTCGGGTCAGGGTCGCCAAAGTTCTCGGCTTTGATTACAGCCGGTGCGTTGATCGCGGGGGCGTTAGCCAGTTTCTCTAATTTCGCCTCCATGCGATCTTCGAAACGCTTGATCAGCGCGTCGATGTCAATTTCTTTCTTTTCAATTTCTTTCTTTTCAATTTCTTCTTCCATAATTTCACTCTCCTGAGTAAGTTCGGTTTTTATTTGCTCCGGAGATTCGTCAACCGTCACGGCTTGCGTTTCCGCCTCCGCCTTGACCTCTGTGATGCCTTCCCCTTTTGCGTTGAAAACGGCGTAATCGTTCGCCGGTTTTCTCCATTCGTTTGTATCAAACAGTGCAAGTTCACCCAGCGGCCACGTG